ATGAAGGTAGAACTTAAGAACGTTAATGGAGAAAACCAGCCTATGGACGTGACATCTCTAATTATCACACTGAGTAATGGTGAAACAATAGAAATTAGTGAAGAGAAACAAGGCCGCCCCGCGCACCTGTCGGAAGGCATAACCATCTGGGGCGGCCGTATACCCCAGGAGAACGCTAGCCTTGAAGAACTGAAGGAGTCAACCCGAATGCTGGGGATATACCCGTTGGCAGCTAATACCCTGCATCTTTTTCCATTGAAAAAATAATCTGGTGATGGCGTAAGAACCTGTGCTGCTGTTTCCAAAAGTATAATTAGCACTCAAGGTCCGCTTGGCACAAAGCAGACGCCCATCCTCACGCGAATGCTTTGCCCTTTCCTTATCAACAACCGAATAGCTTGCCCCACAACCATGGTTTTTTATTAGAATTGTTGCCATATAATAAATCAAAATAAATTGATTTTATTAAATACCTATCAGATATCTATATGGTCACCGTGAATTCTTTCTGCATTTCCTCGGGTTGCGGTCGGTATAAATAAATGCTGCCTTCCATGACAGCATGTGGATATTAACGAACCAGGTGCAGGAAGTGCAGATGTTTTTCATACTGGTCGAGTATGTCATTAATAAGCTGTTCCTGATTCCAGCCCATCACATCATAATTTTGACCACCTTCTTTGAGATAGACCTCAGCGCGATAATATCGATGTTGTTCAGCATGATGCTCATCATTATCCATCGCAGCCAGGGCGAATGTCGGAGAGTTATACCCGCGAAGCCTCACTTCATAAATATAATTCAGCTCGTTGCCCAAATCGACTTCAAGTCGAATACGATCATCGGCAGCGTCACTGATATGGCTTATCGTCCCCTGCTTGTTCAGTTCTTCCTGAACGAGCGTCATGGCGGGTTGGATAACGTCGTCCATAAAGCGTTTCACAAGAGAACGCTTCGGCAGATAAGCTATATTGCGCAACCTTCTCTGCCACGGAATTGGGTTACGTGCAGCCGTCGGAGCAATAGTCGCCATGCTCAGGCTTTCACGCTTAGTCAAATCCCGACGCAGGGCTTTTAACAGTCCGTATATGGATATCAATAAGATAGCTGAGAAGGGTAATGCACTTGCTATTGTCACCGTTTGCAGCGCGCTTAGCCCTCCTGCAAGGAGAAGCGCAATAGCAACAATTCCCATGAGCGAGGCCCAGAAGATTCTCTGCCAGACGGGTGTGTTTGCCACCCCACCTGATGCCAGAGTATCTACAACCATTGCCCCCGAATCAGCAGATGTGACAAAGAAGACAATGACCATCGCCATTGCAATGAATGACAGTACGGAGGAGAACGGGAAATGCTCCAGGAAATTGAACAGGGCCAGAGCAACATCCTGCTGAACGGTATTGGCGAGGTCAGTCGCCCCCTGGTTCATAATAAGATAGATCGCGCTGTTACCAAATACCGTCATCCACATGAGCGTAAAGCCGGCAGGAACAAACAGCACACCGGTGACAAACTCGCGAATGGTTCGGCCGCGGGATACCCGTGCGATGAACATCCCCACAAACGGCGACCATGAAAGCCACCATCCCCAATACAATAATGTCCAGCCTCCCAGCCAGTTGCTCGACTTAGGTTCATACGCGTAAAGGTTGAACGTTTTACTCACCAGTTCTGAAAGATAACCACCCGTATTTTCCACAAATGACTTCAGCAGCAGCACGGTTGGTCCCAGACACAGGACCAGCGCCAGCAGCAACAACGCCAGGCCCAGATTGAGCTCAGACAGGATGCGTATTCCCTTGTCCAGGCCCGACACCACTGAAATCGTCGCTAACCCCGTGATGACCACGATCAGAATGACCTGCACAGTTTCATTAATGGGTATCCCGAAAAGATGGTTCAAACCGGCATTCACCTGCAAAACACCGTAACCCAACGATGTAGCAACGCCAAAGACCGTGCCTATAACAGCGAAAATATCAACCGCATGGCCTACAGGCCCGTATATGCGATCGCCAATAATGGGATAGAGTGCGGAGCGCAGCGTTAAAGGCAAACCGTGACGGTAACTGAAGAACGCCAGAATCAGCGCCACAATGGCATAGATTGCCCATGCATGCAGGCCCCAGTGGAAGAAGGTCAGACGCATTGCTTCCTTCGCTGCCGCAACGGTCTCTGGAGTGCCGACGGGAGGCGAAAGATAATGCATCACAGGTTCGGCAACGCCAAAGAACATCAGGCCGATCCCCATCCCTGCCGAAAAAAGCATCGCAAACCAGGAGTGGTAGCTGAAATCAGGCTGCGCATGGTCCGGGCCCAGCTTGATATCGCCGTAGCGTGAGAGTCCCAAGAACGTGACACTCAGTAAAATCAGGGCCACAGCCAGGATATAGAACCAGCTGGCATTCGTGAAGATTTGTTGTTGAAGTAGTTTAAAATTTTTGTCGGCGACATCCGGGAATACGGCGGCAAAGGCGACAAGAAGGAAAATTAACAAAGCAGATGTAAAGAACACTGCTTTGTTAATCTGGCTTTTAGACTTCTTTGGGATTATATCATTTTCACTCATAATCATTTATTCCATTAATTTAAATCCGCATTGGATAAAGGGTACTACCACTCATAGAGTAGCAAAGTTCAACTGACAATGCGGCATTAATCGGAACGCATGGTGCAACGAGGTTCGATACAAATCATCTTATATATTCATATTTTTAAAGGGCTCCTTAGCTAGTCAGCCTTCCACTTCTTGGGGCATTAAATTTGCATAATCTGCATCAGACTTGGGATATACGTTAATTGAAGCAATATTGAGTACGAATGACCAGCGTCTGCTTCTGGGCACATAGCAGCCCTTAAGACGGCGGCTCGTCGTCATGGGGAGGTCGGAGATTCAAATCCTCTCGCGCCGACCAAAAATCATTTAGGAACCAGCCTGTTACGGCTTTTTTTATCCCTGCTGTCTGAGCGGGGGAAACTCCGGGGAATAACTGGGGAGAAACACAACCATAACTTTTAAATTTGCCTGGCAGTACAGTGACTGTGTAGTGGATGATTAAAAACCGGGTGCCTGCTGACATTCACAGACACCCGTAATCACACAGCGGTGCATATTTTGGATACGCTATATCCTTAGCGCGTGGCTAAATTTATAGTCATTACAAAGACGATTGTCATTAAATATCTGTGATTGATATCTAATATTTTTAACTAAAATATTACCAATATCATAAGTGGCTAAATAACCACCAAACAAGCATAATTATCCTTTCCCATTGATTTGTTTCTATCTACATCGCCGGACAATCATCAAACTCCGCGTTCCTGGCATCATTAATGATGTAAGTAATCACCCCGAATATAGCAGGTACAGAACCGTAACCGTCATCATCTACTGGTAGCGCCTCCCTTCTCCCGCTCTCCAGATTAATCAAGTGGGGTTGAGGATGAGTCCGATATCGCTTGATCCTGAACTCCCCGTCGATTGCACAAATCAGCAGTGAGCCATCGCAGGCAGTAAGTGACGCATCTAACGATTTTATCGCTTGCCGGATTAGGCCCTCCACTATTTGCACCGACTGCATTCGACTGTCCGGTAATGACAATAATGAAGATTTTCTGAGCCAGTATCTCCCCCAGCGTCAAATCACCCAGTCCTACCAGCCAGGCCCCATCCGGTAGCGCCAGTTCCTGACGCAGCATGTCAGCGTCCATCAGGACCAGATGTTTAACATCCTCTGCCCAGCTTATGGCATCCGTTCCGCGGGTGGTGAACGGAACATCCGTTGCTGTGTTCAGCCTCCAGAACTGCCCCTGATACCGGATTGTCTGATTTCGTGCAGTGAAAGTAAGAGGACCGTCCTCGTAATCGCCGAGAAAGTCATATCCGGACTTAACAAGAAATTCCTGAAAGGCAGCAGAAAAGCGGGCAAGTTGTTCCTCATGAGCTGACTCCATGCCGTGCCAGGTTTTACGGGAATGTCCAAGACGATCATTACGTCGATCATTCACCTGGTCATTCATCAGATAATCCATGTTTTGCGCGTTATCGTTAAGGTCTTTTGCAGCAGCAGATCCCAGCGGGTTGCCGGTGTTATAAGTCGTCATATGAGCCTCATAAACGAAAAAACCCGCCGAAGCGGGTGATAATTAAATAGGTGACATCAGGCTGTATCGCCGGGATATGTTGCATTGTCGTGATCGTAGAAGCTGGGTTTATACTGTTTCGCCGTTATCTGACATGTGCCGTCAGATTGTGGGGCTATCTCTGAGACAAGAACGTTATAGCCCACTCGTGAAGAGTCGCAGAAAATCAGGCGTGGCGGTTCAATGCCGGGATCATCAAGAATCATGTCATCGAACGTCGCCAGGTAAGGCACGGAAACCCGGTAATCACCTGCACTGGTCGCCACCATAAGTGAGGAAGCCGAACCATCCTGATAACGAATCAGCACGCGAGGATTTGGAAACGACCAGTCAAGCCGCTCTGTCACCGTGAATGTCGTTGTGCCATCCACAGACGCCATCGACTCAATCAGTGTGCTGACCGTCTGGCTACCGGGTATATCGTCAGTCAGCACGATACGGTCGCCGATGTTATAGCAAAGTGCGTCCAGCTCAGTAGATGTCGTATGGGTCAGCCGCTGCTGCTGATACTTCATCAACCGGCGCATGCCGATTTGGTACGCGCGATCACGATCAAGCACACCATCAAGAGTGTAGTCTTCGATTTTGACAGGGGTTGGATTATCCGGGGTCCGGCACTGTACCGTCTCCTCAGCCCAGGTCGTTCCGTTGATATACGTGACATCAACACCGTCATAATCGTCACCGGAGGGAGCAACGAATGCAGTTTGCAGGTCTTCAGTCATCTCATGCGGACTGATAACCCCGGACCATGGCTTTACGCCTTCACGCGCAACCGAAGCAAGCCCGTCCGTCAACAGAAAATAACTTTTCCCGGCGTTGGCTATCTTCTGCAAAACCTCCAGCGCAGATGTGCTGTCAGTCGTCTCGAAATCGAAAAACTCATTGCCAGGCGTCCAGTACGCACTTTCCAGCGCATCAATGGCGTCGGTGTCCATATCCAGCCCCAGCGAGTTACCAACGTGGTACAGGGCGCCAGAGATGCTTCTTGGTGCGCCAGTGTCGTAAATCCTTGTCGCTACCACGTTCACCCGGCGATCGGACTGAGCGGCCAGCTTGCCGCCTGTTTCCACCGTGACACCCATCGTCGTTACGCCAGCGTACGATGACGGCGAGGTCAGAAGGCGGCCACGCAACGATTGCCAGTACATATTATCGCGGCTGTTATCCTGTCCCTGCTCGTTAGTGCGTCGACACCGCACTTCAACAAGGCCAGGAGAACTCAGCGTGATGCGCTCAGTAAAACCAAGACCATTTATATTTTTTGTATTATACGAGCCGGTTTTGCTCATCCATCCAGAACCAGAGCCATAGACGCGGTACTGAACTTCCCAGCGAACCGTTCTGTTTTGTTTTCTCCCTTTTTTGTCGTACCAGCAAATGCCATTCGGGAAGAAGAAATTCACTTCAAACATGTCGATGGTTTCATTATCCGGGCATGCCAGAAACGGCCCCATCCAGGAATCATTCTGGTTAACGCCAGATGCGTCAAAATCAAGCACGGTGCGCGCAACGAAACCCGGCCATGTGTTATTGACAACGCCGTCAATCAAGCGCTGAAGAGTCACACTTGTGCCGTCAACGTCGAAAATTTTGTACTGATATCCGGCGTGAGAAACGGAAAGCCTGATATCCCCCTCTGGAATACCCGTAAAAGGCGTGCCGGTGTCACTCTCATAAGCCAGCGTTACCGAGGCGGTGACTTCCTCTTCTTCCTCTGTCGCGTCTGCATGCGGCGTATACGAAGCGATAAACAGGCTATAGTCGACGCTGTTGTACCAGAGCGTTACCGGCATGCCGACATAAGGGGCGAGTTCCGCCAGATTGTCACTGGTAATTCGGCTGTATGCGCCATCGTTGGTTACAACAAACTGATCGGGTACGATTAGCTCAACCGTTGCGCCAGCAATCCACGAATCAGGCAGCTCGTTTGTTGCAGTATCGTCGTCAGCGCTTAATCCGTTAAACGTGATTGTGCTTCCAGACACCGTCAGTGACTGCGCAACAACATCATCCTTGTCCGGCGCCGTCTGGGCCATATCCAGCCCGGCGCCAGAGCTGGTGCCTCCAACTTCAGTGGAGTTAAACCAGTTTTCGCTACGGCGATCACCAGCCACATTCTGGCCGGGCTGAAAAACGGTGTACGCGAAACTATCACCCAGCGATGAAACAGGCGTGGCACCAATACGCATATCCCCTTTGCCGAATGAAAATTGTCCGAATCCCAGCGCGACGAACATTTCAACGGTCATCACTGTCGGATCATCCTGGCTGAAGCGGGTTACCGGCTGTACTACGTAATCGGGGTAAATTCGGCGGCGTCCGAACAGCTCACGAATCGGCTCCCCAAGCTTAGCCTGGTTGGCTTTAGCCGGGTTTACATCGAGTGAATCGCCTGTTCCTGATGAATACCCTCCCGGATCGACCGCGCCTGGTGCAAAAAATAGCGCATATGCAACGGATGCGGCAGAAATAGCAACAGCTATCCACGCAATTGTCCCGGCCTCCAGCCCGAAAGGGATCGGATAGATACGTACTTCACTGGATGGGGCTATGACATAATCGAACCATTCCGTTGCGGGAATATTTTCGCCATCAACTTCAACCGCAATCGGGTGTTTAATATCTGAACGATAATTATCAACGTTGCCCGACAACCACTGATGAAGAGTCAGCGCGCCATGTTCATGTATTTCCAGCGGCTCGCCGGGTAACCGGGATGGATAAATTCTGATAGTCACTGCCAGAACTCCACTTTAACAAACCGACGCATAAAGCGCGGCAATGGAAGGATGGTCACGTTGGTCTTTGGGTTGCATTCCACAACATAAAGTTGCTCGTTGATATCCACCACGACTGCAACATGCGTCACTGTTGAACCGGAATAGCAATAAACCCCTGCACCAGCGCATGGCTCGCATTGGGAAAGAGTCAGTGAGAAACTTTTTGCTTCTCGATCAAGGCCACCATCGTCTTTAGTCACTCCGGCAAAATCCGGCCATTCATGAAGCCCCAGATCGCGACGAACTTCATTCACGATGCCGAAACAGTCAAGTTCAGGGTAAGCGCGTCCGCCCTTCAGCCATTTGACTGAAAGGTATTTATCTTGATTGAACATTGAAACTCCTTAGCTCATGTAACGAAGGCCAGGATAGAACGGGAGTGTGTAGCGATAGCGGGGCCAGGCTGTATCCAGCACGTTCATGTACCCTGCGATAATCTGCGCCTGCGTCGCGGTCCAGTACCCGTTTTTAACCGTCAGGGTATAAGGACGTTCGGCGGGAGCGGTTAAATCGTCAGAGGTAAACTGGCGGTAAGTCACTGTGGCGCCACGCAAGTTTTCCAGCGCGCTACGCACGGATGTCGATGCCTCGCCATTAATGTTAGAGACTGCAAACTGTAGATCCTGTGTACCGTCGCTGTTTCGCGCAGGTAACGCAACGTCGATGGTGCTTGCGATAAATGTCACTTCTTCGCCGGTTTCCGTTGTCGCGGTTATGTCGTCATAGCCATCACAGAGATACAGAGCATCATCACCGATGTTGATCTGCAGGGTTTTGATAATGACCTCTTCACCGGAAGAGGCGTACAGTCGTTTTAAAGTCGGGCTGGTCATGCTTCGGGCCACTCCCTGTTAAGTGCAATATCAATGATGCTACTGTTGATGATGTAATCCGGGAACTCAGCCCAGCCATCGCCAAGAACAGGACGTGTCCATAGCTCCAGCGTCGCGGAGAACTGCCAGTAAATCGGGGCGACCAGCGTCGGCCCCTGATAGATATCGGTGAACCGGCATTTATAGAACTCAACGCCCAGCGGGGTCTGTAGTCGCATAAAAAACCAGTCAGCACCGTCAGTGATCGTTTCGCGGTACCAAGCCTCAAATAGCTGGGCCTGAATGTCCGTTTCAAAAAGCCACTGCACATTTGCCTGTGTTGGCGTGGAAATGAATGCCCGGCGCTGGCGGGCACGGCCGGTTGTCATTTCGGTACGCATTAACGGACTGACTGGCTGAAATGCATAGCCATCCTGAAGCGGCATAGGGAGATAGTCGTGGGGGTAGTATTTTTCTGCCACTTTTCCTCCGGGCATAAAAAACCCGCCGTTAAGCGGGTTCTTGACCTAAATTTGTTATCCGTCAGGCAACATCAGCACCATGGTTCAGATGGCGAAGAGATTCAATGCCGTTGGTGTTATAGCGGAATGCTTCAACCTGCTTAGTGGAGTGAGCCGACTTATCCCGAAAGAATTTGCCGTACTGCTCAGTTTTGAGGTTATTCGCGTTAGCTATGCGGCCGATTTTATTGGCGCTGACGCCCATTTTCAGTCCAGCCTCTGCTGCCGTGAAGTAATGCTCTTCAATCACCGGCAGCGGGATAGCGTCATGGACTCTTACCCGCGATTAGATACGATGAAGTATGAGTAGATATGGTGAGTTAGAGATATCTTGAGGGCATCAAGTAAATGGCACTAATTGTTAAAAAGCCCACCTGAGTGGGCCTTCGTGTCACAGGGACGTTTTCATATTCATGGTTGGATTTAATGGAGACTTGGTATATGCGTAATTAATAACAACTCCATCCCTCAAAAGAATATCCAATGTAGTCATCTCAGCGTTTGACGTTGTTTTCATTGTAAATGCCTGCGCCGAAGCGGAAACTGTGTTGTGCGTATAAATCCATTTGGTTTCATTTTCGCTCACGACACCTTTTGAGAAAGGCTGACCGAACATGTTAATCAGATCCGCTTCTGTAGTCTTTCCCTTAACAATCTTTTGCACCTTCTCAGCGGATATTTTTGTTCCGCTTTCATAATGATTTGTGTAGGTACACCCGAGCAATGAAGAAAGAATTAATGGAATTATTATTGCAACTATTTTTTTCATTTTATTTTCCTCTAAGGTCGAAAGTCAAAAAGAGTTTATACCCACATGTATCCCTTTGGGAGTCTCTCTTACCGTTACACCAAGATGAACAGCTATAGAATCGAGGATGTCTGAGATAACCTCCATCTCATCAACCCCCTCCCAATGACCATAACGTTCAAAAATACCATCACACGCAAAATCCAATCTTTCAATAAATGGGAGAAGCCATTCGAAAGATGGAAAGGTTTCTTCATTACCTTCCCTGAAATTAACGCTCATTCCTGCGCATGCTCCTAGATAGTATGCGGCAAGAGTCAATGTGGAGGCTATTGCTGAATAAACTTTATCCAATGTGAGATCAACATCTCTGTGCATCTGATAATGAAATGTTTCATCCTTCACATAGTCGTAAAGGTTTTCCGCTTGTTTAATGAATGTATCCTTTAACCTATCGATCTGCCTTTCATCAAACACCACTGACAACCTAGTTGCACAATATTCCTCGATTACTGCCATCCAACAATTGATACGAAGTTGATCATGAATATTTTTGCATCTATGTGTAAGCAACATGCCGGGGAAGCATTTGTTTAATGCTGCTAAGTTGGAGACATGAGCACATTCATGTGCAATGATCCCTAGAGCGATCAACCAGTCTTCTGAGTTCGGCTCAAGAATTCCCTCAAGATATGGAGCGTGAAAAACTATGTAGGCACAATTCTTACCATCCCTTAACACCCCAACTGTCATTGCGACACCAATAACATCCCCGCTTGATGGGGAAAGCTCCATTGATGTTTCAAACCCTCTATCGACAGAATTTAGAGCTAATTGATAATTGTAAGAGATGGTTACTCCTACTAACGATGCAAGATTTAGTGCGTTAGCTAATTTTTGAATGGTGGCACCTACAGCCACACCAACAGCTTTAGCATCGCTATCCTCACGAAAACCGTCCAAGATTATTTTAAAGCTTGCTATATTGGTATTGTCATCCATGTTTCTTGCCCTTCAAGTGCTGTCGAAAACAGATTATCATAGGGTTGGAACAGAACAATGCTTAGATTCTTTTCATTACTTATCACTCTTTGTATCCGCGCACATAACGACTTTTTAGAGCCTTTCCGAAATTTCCCTGCGGATTTATCACCTCTCCGGTCATTTTCTGATCTATGAGTTTGATTATCGTTCTGGATAGATCTTCATTGTTCTTCCTCAGCGTGGCTGTTAGCTGTTCTGGATCACCGCCCTGAACATAAACATTTTGCTCAATTGGAGCATGGACGGTTGTGGCGTTCTGACTGCTGCTTACATTCTGAACACCTGTCCCATATTCAACGTGCAGGCGCTCGGACAGCTCACCTCTTTCGCTGAATTGATGGCGCAATCTGCCGTCACCGTTCCCAAACACCTTGCGGGGAAACCCGCTGACTGTATGGCGATCGTCATGCAGGCCATGCAGTGGGGAATGAATCCATACGCGGTTGCCCAGAAAACACACCTGGTCAACGGCGTACTGGGTTACGAAGCGCAACTGGTTAACGCAGTGATTTCCAGCTCCAGCGCCATCATTGGTCGCTTCCATTACGAATATGGCGGTGACTGGGAGAAAATCGCCGGCAAAAAAGACGGCCGCGATGAATCAGGCCTATTTATCCGGGTTGGCGCTGTACTGCGCGGAGAAGATGAAATCACCTGGGGAGAGCAAATCTACCTGGCTGATATCACCACACGTAACTCTCCATTGTGGAAAACAGCGCCGAAACAGCAGATCGCTTATCTGGCAGTGAAATACTGGGCTCGCCTGTACTGCCCAGAAGTCATCCTCGGCGTCTACAGTCCAGATGAAGTTGAGCCACGCACTGAGAAAGAGATTAACCCGGCACCGAAGCACGTTAACCTGGCTGAAATTTCTGGTGACACCGTCACAACCACGCAGAGCACGCAGGAGTCGTCGGTAAATATCGACTCACTGGCTGATGATTTCCGCGAGCGTATAGATGCTGCACAGGATGTTGATAGCGCCAAAGCGCTGCGCGCTGATATCGAAAGCGCGAAGGTTACGCTGGGTTCAGCCCTGTTCACTGAGCTGAAGAACAAAGCGGTGAAACGTTATTACCTGGTTGATTCACGCAACAAGGTTGAAGCCGCAATCAACTCCCTACCGTCTCCTGATGAGCCGGATGCAGCGGAACGATTCGTCGAAGTCGAGCGAGTGCTGGCAGCAAATAAGCGTCATATGGGCGACGAACTGCACGAGCAGTTCAGCATCACCCTGGCGGATATGAAACCGGAATACGTTGGCTAACTGAGTTGGGAGGGTCCGCCCTCCCACTGAGGAGATGTAATGCGACTAATTAACCGAGCCAATCAGCAGTCTCCGTTAGCGCGTCAGGCATGCGACATCGCGCTGGCCACTCATCACGAACGCTACGGCGACTACGGACGCAGCAAGATGAAGGAAACGTACACGGTGAGAGTTGAAGGTGTGAAGGTCTGGGTGGAGGTAGTGAACCGCAAGGCGAGCTACGTGGCCACGGCGATGACAGGCATGCGCAGATTGCGAGCGCTGCCGGGTCAGGTGAGTTGATATTACTTTTATAAATGGCCCAGTACGGGCCATTGGAGAAAAACGATGGATGATATTTTGCTGACGTCAGACCTGACCAGTCGATACAAAATCTCACGTAAAACCCTTTGGTCATGGCAAAGCACAGAAACTATGCCGCGGGGTTTTGCGAAGCCGTTCCCTGCTCCTGATTTTCCTGGTAACCCAAACCGCTGGAAGTCGGAGTCAGTCAAAGAGTGGGAAGGTGTGAAACAGCCAATTAACTGAATGGCTCACCAATGATACTTTCAAGATGGCTCTGCCAAACGTGGAGCCAGTGTTTTTGGTCATCGATGTAGTCGTGCAGATTGTAGTGAGCCATTACACCGACCATCTGATGACCAAGTAGTTTTTCAATCACATGCGGCGGACAGCCAAGTTCTGAAAGGTTTGTCGCGATCGTTCTTCTCATATCATGGAGAGACCAGGGTTCCATTCCCGCAGCAGACCAAATATACCTTGCGTAATTTGAAGCGACTGGCGGATGTACTGGGACGTCCTTGATTTCACCATCCAGTAAGCGCTGTGAGGTGACTAAGTGTTTTGTGTTGATCTTCTCAAGATGATTTTTGACCAACCCCACCGCAGCATCAGAAAGAGCCCTTCTCATGTGCACTCGCGTTTTGTAACTTCCAGCAGGAACTATCCACTCATTTTCATTCAGTCTAAACCACGACCTTTCGCTTAATCGAATTTCTGCCGTTCTACAACCGGTCAGCATAATAAACTTCACAAGAAATACGGACTCTATAGACATGCGATTTTGCAGCCACCGATAAATAGCTACCAGCTCACTGTCATCCAGCCGCCGCGTTCTCTTTTTCGGTTTTTGGCCAACGTCAGTGGGTAGCAATCCCTCGAGCGGATTGGTCGATATTACGCCTCGGTTAATACAGAACCTGAATGAACGTTTGCACAGCGAAAGCATATAGTGGGCCATTACCCTGCTTTCAATCTGATCAAATACATCTATCCAGTGCATTTTTGTCGAGTTATCGACTTTGACGTTCCGCATCGGTTCGGCGATATGTTTGGCGAATACCAGCTGATAATAATCCGTCTTTGTGAGTTGATTCGCGATGCAGTGTTTCTCGATCCAATAATCGAAGGCTTCAGCCACTGTCATAGAACCTTCGCGAGATAATTTTTCCAGCTTCACTTGCTCGCGAGGATCTAAACCTTCAGTTAGCCACGTTCTGAACTGTTGACGCCTTTCCCTTGCCTGAACAATGCTCATTGCTGGATAATCACCGACATTGAGTTTTACAGCTTTACCAGCCCATCTGTATCGATAGAAGAAAGAAACTTTTCCAGCCTGGCTGATCCTTGCGTTGAGTCCGTGAGAATCTGAAATGGTTTCGATATCATCGCGCTTCTTGCCAAGGGCCTTCCTGAGCTTTGTGTCAGTGATCAT